ATAGGTTAGTGAATCGATGACCGCCAGTCTCATACGCCCGAACATCATAGTGTTCAGAATAACTATTTATAGTTTCTTGCGCGTCAATAACGTCATCGTCCATCGCAACAAGCATAAGTCCGTATCCACCGACAGGTAACTCAGGGAATGCGCTGACAGTTTGCCAAGTCAGTTCGTAATCACGACCATAGTAATCAGTCCCAACACCGACTCGTTCCATAAGAGTCTCGTGGGGTCGAATAGCGGGATTGATCGCAACGAAAGGAATGCCGAGTTCAGCACCTAGATGACTAACACCATAACCACCCATAGAAGTGCCGACAAGAAGGTCGGGTTGATATTCACTGATCTCTTCGGTAAGTTGGTCGAAGACTTGTCGGTGCCCGTCTGCCCATGTCACAGTAACACCATGAACTTCACCCAACTCAGACAATGCTCGAACCTTGTCACTAGTAGGGTCAAACTCAGAACCCCAACCGTGGACATAGAATATCTTGATCACTTGAAACCTCTATCACACATTTCGAAAACAAGTATACTATAATGATAGGTGTGTGTCAAGTGTGAATATTACACTTTTTGAAAATAAATGGCCGAAGGGGTGGGATTCGAACCCACGGACGGTTTCCCGTCGACGGTTTTCAAGACCGTTGGTTTCGACCACTCACCCACCCTTCGGATTTCGATAAAACTTCCGTGACACAGAGTCCCACTCTTGTGGACTTGCTTCATCAATAGACTGTCTTGGTTTCGGATCTGCAAGATCCGTTGTGTCCGGTTCACGCAACTGGTTAGGGTGCTCTGGTGGAGTCAACCTATCAGTTGCTTCTTTCAGTGCCTCGAAGCACTGACTCAGTTCTCGAATGCTCTGTTGCATTCTTTCTAACTCTCTAACAAAACTCATACTATCCTCACTGTATGGCTGGGGTGGATGGATTCGAACCACCGAATGTCGGGATCAAAACCCGATGCCTTGCCACTTGGCGACACCCCAAATATTCTGGCACGGGTGATAGGAGTCGAACCTATGACCTTCGGTTTCGTAGACCGACGCTCTATCCATCTGAGCTACACCCGCACAGTTCTCCTGCCTCCGGTACCACTCGTTCGTTGTTTTGAGAGAGGAACGAGACTCTCTGCTCTTCTGGGCACCACTCATTCAGTTATTTAACCAGGGGAATGAGACCCTAAGTCAGTTCATCTTCACTGATATACCGATTGCGGTACGTCATGATGAATGCACCTATACTTAGCAAAACAATACCACCTGCTTCGAAGAGGATAATCGACGGATCGAACTCTTTACTCTGCAAGATGATCATACGACTCAGTGCAGTAGTCGCAATGATGATGGGTAGAGTTGCTGGGATACGATGACTCCGATAGAAGATCGCAACCATGCCCACAACCTCTGCATAGATGAACAGCAGCAGGAGATCGGTTAGTGCGACGGTCTGTGCAAGAATCAATTTGTAAACCTCTTCTCCAACAGCAAACACCGTTGCAAAAACAATAGCACTCAGAATTAATTTTTCAAACAGATCAAAGAACCTTGTCATCACAGGATACCTTTACCGTTTGCCAATTCCCACGACCGTATGATGTTACGAAGGACGACTGCTAACATCGAGTTAAGATCCATGCTCTTCTGATTGAAGTACTCTGCCATTAACTCTTGTGCTTCGGTGAAAGATAGATCTTCGACTCGAAGGACACCATACGTCTCACATATGTGCCATTCGAGATATGTCTGTAGTGACTCTTGCACCACCTTTGCAATCTCATCTGCTCTTGGCATTTTAAAGCTCATACCTGAACCTCTCTGCTATAATTTCCACATACCCTGTATGTGTAAGGTTAGTTGGAATGCCAAAGGTCTCGCAGTATTTCTCACATGCTTCTACTTGATCTGAAGCAGATATAAGACCCATGAACTCTCCGTTAATGTAAATCTTCCAAAGACCTATCATGCTTTCTTTGCGAAGATGTCTTCAAACGAAAGACCGGAGTACTTGCTCGAACTCCTAGAGTGTGTGTTATACCACCTTTCTCTCGCACCGTACTCTGTCAATGAGTAGGTGAGACCTACTTGCATACCTTTGTAAAAAATCTTCCACTCGTGTATCATAACATTTCCTCAAAACAAAAGAGCAGTTTTTCTCTTACTCAGGAGACGGGCGTAACGACCAGAGTGAGTTTAGAGTCATCTCAGGACTAACTCTTAATCGAGAGTAATTTCCTCTCGTTTTTTCTTGGCACCTTGACGAAGACCAAGGTAGGTTTCGAGAATCTCGACCTCCTTGTCCTTACGTTTCTGCCATTGTGCTTCGGTACGTCCGTTCTTCTCAAAGAACTGTGACGATTGAAGACGTTCAAGTGCACCTTCACGGCGACGTTTGATTTCTGCTTTACCTCGCATATCAATCCTCTTGCTTTAGTGGTTCAAGTTCCTCATAGAGGACACACCACGTTTGAACCTTTTCCTGATCGGCACATATTAAAGTGCCGTACATAGGAACACACTTTTCTCGAACTACTACTCGTGAGTCCCAGTCAAGACAGATACGATCGTCTTTCTCTGGAACTGCACATCCGGTGATTAATGCTGCAGGAATAATCCATTTCATGGTTTACCCTCCGGCCATTCCCAACGAACACACGATACTCGTGGGACATATTCGACTACGCAGATTTGCGGTGCAACACCACGTCCTCCGACGCACTCTTCTCTCTCCTGCATGTACGTAACGTACTTGAGACAGAGACCTTTATCCACTTTTTCATCACCTATTGTACTACAACCTGATACTACTGTCAATAACACTGCTAAAAGAAATCTCATAATTTTCTCTCGGAGTTGGCGGAACGGACGGGACTCGAACCCGCGACCCCCTGCGTGACAGGCAGGTATTCTAACCAACTGAACTACCGTTCCAATTAAGGTTTGAGGCCTTCTTTACCTCTATGGTATCTCCCCCATATGCAGTGTGCAACTTCGTGTCCAATCAACTCAGGTTCCCACTGCCACTCGGGATCCTTTATGAACACGGTGCACTCACCGGTCTCTGGTATCCAGAGAGTAAACGCACTCACTGAATCCCATGCTACTCCAAGATTCTGTCGTCTTGCTGAGTTGTATTCGGCTTCGTTTTTGAGTAAAACAAAATGAACTTGTGGATGCAAGTTCTCGTATTCCTTTTCTAGGAACTTATAATCGTCCGCACCGTAACGGTACGCATTGTTGACCCCTACTCCGGCACAACCAGAGAGGATTAAACTAATCGCTATCGTGAACGTGTAATTGAATAAGTGCATAGTGGAGTACCTTTAGTAAGTCCTTTCTCGCATCGTCACGTGTCCCCTTCTTTCCGTAACGTTGTGCGTATTTTAAAACATTACCGATACAGAATCCTGTACCGTGCCCCCCATCAATAATAAATTCGGTTGCCTGAAACTTTTCTTTGGCATAGTGTTGGTTATATGTAGAGTCGATATAACTCGCAAATTCTGCGATCAACTTATCCTCGTTGAACTTGTAGTCGATCTTTCCCTTCTTCGTCATCACTTATTCCTAAAACGTGTTTCGCATAGTCTAAATCGTTTTGCAACCACTGAGGTAATCGTTTGTGGTCACGGTATGTGTAGTAAACCCAAGTTGCTATATGAGTTTTGCGGTCCATTCTACCACTCTCGCAGTATGGTTGTCAAGATCATAAACCCAGAGATTGCATTGAGCATGATCAGTGCACGATCTTTCCAGATGACTGATACCCACGTCCACAGAATGATACCCATGAATCCTATCACGAGATCATACATGCGGTACTCTGGGCCTGCGGAACGCATCGCAAGAGATGCGAGGACTAGAATAGATGCGACCCACTTGAGGTACCAATCGAAATCTTCGGGGTACCACTCACGGTCTGGTTTGTTGCGACCATCCGCACGGACCATTGGGTCACCACGTCCTTTCTTCGGGGGCATCAAGACTTACTCCCGATAGTGCGACGAACGATGTCGTTGTGGTTAAACTCTGCCCAGTATAACTCGAATGCGACTCCGTCTTTAAGTCCTTCGAACTGGTGAATCTTACCAGGTTTGACTTGAGTGAAGTCACCCGCATTGAGAATAGTTTCATCGACAAGACCGTCTTGGTCGTCTTGCCATACACGCACGATCATCTGACCGGACTCTACAAAGAATCCGTTCCACTTATACTGGTGGAGATGCTCAGAACACTTGAAACCTTTCTTGTACTCGATACGGTGAAACTCCAACACACCATTTGCGTGTATGAGTTCTGTCTGTCCCCAAATCTTTCCGGCCTTCATGGTCATTATCTTCTCACTGGTTCATTATAAATTGGTGCGAAAGGAGAGACTCGAACTCTCACGCCTTGCGGCACTGGTACCTAAAACCAGCGTGTCTACCAATTCCACCACTCTCGCAATGTGGCTGGTGAGGCAGGGCTCGAACCTGCGACAACATGATTAACAGTCATGCGTTCTACCAACTGAACTACTCACCAAAAATCTTAACATAACCTTTACATAAAATTAATGTAACGTATATATAATATAGCAGTAACAAAACTGTCATATTATTAATTGCCGTGAGGCAACAAAAGTCGTCGTGAGACGACAGGAGAAAGCAAATGAAATACCTAATCGCATTGGTGTTATGTATCTTCGCACCAACGGCACTTGCAAACTCAGTTACAATCTGTAAGGATGATCAACTACTTATATCCTCAGATAGTGTGCAAATTATATCAAAAGACCATGAGACTGTCAAGCTGTCTCTGGACTGTGATTTGAATATTTCACCAGACTCTAAAGTCGTGGTGAAGAACCACGGTCGTCGAATCGTCGAAGACCGTAGCATTGTGATTGAAGTAGACGATAAGAGATCTCGTTGTGAGGTTCAACAAATCGTCTAATCTTTTATGCCACCTCTTCTCCTTGTGGTATCGCATTGCGCAAATACCCAAGTAGGTTTTCAGGGGTGGTCATCTCATACGGATCATCATCCGCATTGTCACGGATACTTGCTTCACGGAACAATGCCTCGATCACACCATCGGTGACGACCATTGCATATCTCCAAGAACGGTATCCGAATCCTAAATTGTCTTTGTCGACAAGCATTCCCATCGCACGTGTAAAGTGACCAGAACCATCTGGGATCACCTTGACCCTCTTAAGTTCTTGCTCTCGTGCCCATGCGTTCATCACGAACGAATCGTTTACCGACATGCAATAGATGTCGTCAATACCAAGATCGACAAACTGGTCGAACTTTTCTTCGAACGTAGGTAACTGCATGGTCGAACAGGTAGGGGTGAATGCCCCTGGTAAAGAGAAGATTACTACACGTCGACCCTTTGTGTAGTCTTCCATCGTGGTCTCTTCCCATCGGTATGGGTTAGGTCCACCAATACTTTCATCACGTACTCGTGTCTGAAACGTTGCTTCGGGCAACGTATCGCCTACTTTCATTCCGGTGATTTTCATCCACCGATTATCATTATCTGTCATCAATCCTCCATCTCTGACAAATCTATGACCCCATTGTGAAGCCACTTCTCTTCGAGTTGAGTTAACTTCTCGTTCTCGTATTGTCTTGCCTCGATCTCATCAGGGTGGTTCTGATACCCCTTGATAAGATTCAACCAGACGTACCTCACGTAAAATTTGATAACCCCCATGCGTTTGATCTGGTAGCAGTGTTGCAACTCATGTCGATACAACTTAACGAGTGAACGTCGTGTCATCATCTCCGACTGTGCAACTGATCCTGTTGCATATTTCTTTGGTCGCATGATGACATACGGCCATAGTACCACACCACGGAATCGAGACTTCCAAGGGAAGATTGACTCGTTCTCTTCTCTGTACACTATCTTAAACTTCATCCGAACTTTGCCCCTGAGTTGACCTTATCTTTCTTCGTCTTCCACGGCAGTTTGCCCGTGGACTGGTAATCACCGTAAACACCAGCAACAAAGAATAGAATCGGTGAAACCATTATGAGACCCAAGACAAACCACATTGCGTAATAGTTCATTTCTGTTTCTCCCATCTATCTAGGGTTGCCTTATGTATGGACTTGTGTGAGTAGTACATCGTGATACCACCGAACACCATAGGACACAAGAAAACTGCGAGGAGACCTAACTCACCTAAATCGATCATAACCACTCATCACATCTGCGGCATCATCAACTGCCGACGGAGTACGACCAATATCACCTACTACCTCAACGTATTCCGGTGTCGGTTCATCTTCTTCTTTCTGACCACACCAGTTACACTCGTAGCCCTTTGCGACATAGTGCTGTCCGTTGAACATACACGAGTGACTCCACAACACCTGTCGCATGTTCTCCCAGAAACATTCGTTGAATGTTCTGTCCCATACATCGTTACCTGTTTTAGAAATAGGTGATTCTGCTATATCCATCATTCCACTCTCTTCAAAAGGGCAACACTGTTGTTGCCGTCCTTAGAATCGTAATCGAACACCTTCACCATCTCATAGGGGAAGTCGTCCTTGTTTAGGTAATGCTCTGTCAGTTCTATGACAACCTTGAACCACTTAGGGTGGTAATCATCGACCAAGATGTACGGCACTGCCGTACTATTACATAGATTAAGATCTGAACTAACACCTTTTACACTGTGGTCTCCGTCAACAAATACTACGTCGTATCCTTTCATAGACGACGCAACAATCTTCTGGGAGTCGACTTCTTGATAGGCAAACCTATCTCCGAACACCTCACTGAGTTTTTCAGCATTAACAGCACTGTACTTGTGCATACCAATATCTACAGAATGATACATCACTTCGGGTAGGATTGTCAATGACATGTAGGCACTATGACCAGCATTAAATCCTATCTCAAAGACCTTAGACGGTTTTATGATGTCATAGATCTCTGTGAATGTATCCACTGTCCTTGTGGTTGTTTGTAGATGACCTTCGACTTTCTTTAGTCCTTCGGTTAAAAAAGACGTGTCGATCATCCTTCAGATGCCCTTTGTACGAAGTCCTCTAACTTGAACCCACGCTTGTACAACTCTGTGCGCATCTTGTTCTTGTACTTCTTTTCATTACAACTGTCGAACTCCTTCCAGAGTTGCGTGTTGTCGAGTTGGTGCATATAGAAGTGTTGCGTCCTAGTCTTCTTCAAACGACTCTTCGCAACGTTACTTCTCTTATATTTGATTGGCATCTATTATCCCTCGTTCTCTAAATCCCAAACACACTTGTTTGGGGGTGCCTTAAAATTGGTTTTCTTCGGTCGACCCTGCCATCGCTGCGGTAGAAGACGAACCAAGAGTTGTCGTAATTGCGTCAAAGTACCCGACTCCAACTTCTCTCTGGTGTTTTGCTCCTGTGTACCCACGTGCCTCTGCATCGAACTCTGCCTCCTGTAATAAACTGTAAGCATACATCCCCTCATCTTTGTATCGGTTTGCGAAATCAAAGATTGCATAGTTAGTCTGGTGGAAACCAGCAAGTGTTATAAACTGGAACTTGAATCCCATGCGACCTAGTTCTCTCTGGAACTCTTTTAGTTCTTGGTCACCTGGTATGGACTTTCTCCAGTTGAATGATGGTGAGCAGTTGTATGCCAACATTGCGTCTGGCACTGCTCCTTTGACTGCGTCGGCAAATCGTTTCGCATCCTTCAAGTCTGGTGTCGATGTCTCGCACCAAACGAGGTCTGCGTATTCTGCATATGCCTGACCACGTACACAACCGAACTCTAGTCCCCTATCTTCCTGTAGTTGATAGAACCCTTCTTGTGTACGACATTGAATAGATCCCGCACTCCCTTGTGCGACTCTCCTGATAAATGGTTTATCGATATCTGATATGTTGCTAGAGATTAACTTAGCAGACTCGGCATCAGTACGAGCAATAACAACAGTATCGGTGTCAGCAACGTCACTAGCAAGGCGAGCGGCATTAAGATTGCGTATTGCTTGACTAGTAGGAATAAGAACTTTTCCTCCAAGGTGTCCGCACTTCTTTTCGGCAGCCACTTGATCTTCGAAGTGAACACCTGCAGCACCTGCCTCGATAAGGTTTCGAGCAAGTTCATACGCATTTAGAACTCCTCCGAATCCTGCCTCAGCGTCGGCAATAATAGGGGCAAATTCAAACCCGTTTCCAGACTCCAGATATTCGATCTGGTCTTGTCGTCTAAATGCATTATTGATAGACTTGACAACATTAGGCACACTATCAACACCATAAAGGGACTGATCTGGATAAACTTCGTGATGAGAGTTCGCAGACGCGGCAACTTGCCACCCTGAAAGATAGATTGCTTTGAGTCCTGCTTTGACGTGTTGGACTGCTTGCTGTCCATTGTATGCTCCAAATGTGTTAATGTACTCGTTCTCTTCGAACAGTTGGCGCAGTTTTTTCGCACCCATTTTTGCGAGGGTGTGATCGATCTGCACGGTTCCTTTTAGACGACGAACTTCGTCTGGTGAATAATCTCGTTTTTTCATAACAAATCTCAGTGTAGTAGTGGTATCCCGTAGGGGGTTCGAACCCCTGTTGCCGCCGTGAAAGGGCGGAGTCCTAGACCACTAGACGAACGGGACTCAATCGTTCATTATATAGGATTGCATTAACCTCGAATCTGTTCGATGAGAATTACAATCTTGCCCTTTCCCCCTTCAACAAATATTGCAACGTCTGACGCTTCAACGTGGACACTATCATCTAGGAATCCACTGCGTACTTCTAATATGGCTTTATCAATTGCCTTTTCAGGACACTTGTATACTCCAATGATAAATGCCATTGGATCCATTACAACGTATACATTACCAAGATCAACCGCACCATCACGAAAATATGTTGACGGATATGTTAATCCTTCCATTGTCCTTGTACCTCTTAAGTGTGTATTATATCATATATCAAAGTAGTAGACAACCGTTAGAGCATCTCTGTTTCTAAATCTTAGGACAAAATCTGTACGGTCCTCGATAGGTACGACGACTTTTCTTGTCCTCAGAATCGATCGCTTCTCTTTGTACGACTCCTCAAATATCTGCTCGGCAATCTCTCGTTCCTTGCTTTTAATGGGAACGAGTTCTTCCGGAGCACTAGTATTTAGGGAAAGAGAGATTACTAGATCAAGCATTATCGTGTCTCCAAATAAAATAGATGATTTCCGATACGACCAATATAGTCCATAGACTTATTCCAATTCGGACTGACATAGTCGGTGTGGTAGTGTGTGGCACTCTCTGTAATCCCTCTGAACTGGTTCTTGTGTAGGATGTTGACTGCAACGGTGATCGATCGTAACCACGAGTCGACCTCAGTGGGATGGTCCGACTTACCGTCGCAGTACCAACTGAACTGGCACTTGTCCCGAATTGGGACTCCTTCCCAAGTCTTTGCCTGAAACACAACCCCACAGATACTGTCGGGGTAGAGTCTCGACTCCACACGATTCAAGACAACGTCTGCAACCGCATACTGTCCTGCTAGACTCTCAGATCGTGCCTCGTGATAGACATTCATCGCAAGGCATTCGATCTCACTCTTTGCTCTCTCTTCCTGTGCGTACGCATATGACGTTATAGCAACAAGAAAAGCAATCGATATGTAACGTAGCATTACAGTGTTCTACGTAGATACCGCTTCAACTTGTTGAGTTGCTTGACACGAGACGGACGTGGATTGTCCCCGTACTTATTCATGAGTCTTGCGTACTCTTCTGCTAACCTAGACTGATACGTCATTATAAATTTCCTCTTCGGTGTACATGAACGGGAATGCCTTCTGCACCATCTCTGGTTTAGAGCAGAAGTAGTTCCTGACTATCATCATAGAACGACGCAGTTCAGAATCCATCTCGACATCTTTGTCTGTGGATAGTGCGTGATCTATTTCTTCAACTATGATACGATCGAACTGATCGTCATCTACAAATACATCTATGTAGGGCATCTTGGTGTCACATCCTTTTTTGATTAAGATGCGACTATTATACTACAAAAAAAAGGGGGATGTCAATCCCCCGTGGTGTTTAGATCATATAGATCAGTTCTTCATGATCCAACTCATATAGATCTAACCATGTCTTGACATCGGTGACTTCACCGAAAGGAATGTCAATCCCCTTCTCTTTGGCAAACGTCTCCAGTTCTTTAGACTGGTTAATAAATCCTTGGATCTTCCAACGACCTTTAGGCACAAAAGATTCTACCGCCTTGTTGTGGGTTAGAATAGTACTATACCATTCCTTGACCTTTTTCTCAATAGAGGAAAGAACCTTTGATGGATCGATAGTACCGAAGTTACAAACGATATTATACGTTGTGTCTTCTGGCAGTGCCACTGTAGGATTATTCATCATCGACAACTTAAGTCGTTCGTTGACCATTCCAGAAAAGAAATGGAACGTCTTACTTGGATAGTCGATGCTTACCGATTTGTTAGAGACATATCGTTGATTGTCGGCAAAATTAATCGGGTCGGTCTCTTGCAAATAAGATATGCATGCTTCACCACTTATGAAGGAAAGAAGAGTTTCTTCACCTTTCGCATCTTTAGTCAACTGGATTAAGAGTCGATCGATTTGTGTTTTTTTGCCTGAGCAAAACTTGCCGTTACCCATGAAGGCAATATCTTCTCTAACCTGAGCACGAAACATTTCCAACTGCTCAGGGGTAGATCTCTTGCTGATATTGTATTCTTTAGCACTAAACTTTCGATTGATGATCTCTTCACACGTGTCCCAGTTGATCTGATCTTCTGGTCGACTAAGAGCATTGTGTCGAGCACCGATCATACTTGCTTGAGAAAGAGTGATGGGGCCATCGATCATTTTGAAAACATGCACTATACGATTTTTAAGGTGTGGATATAACTCACATAAAGTTTTGTGAGTAGTGTTTCCACTGAAAACGTACTTGACCTTATCATTATCATCAACGATGACAAAGATACCTTTTTCTCGTAAGTCAAAGCCGTCACGGATACTGTTTCGGATCTGAGTTCTTTTTGTGTTATCACCTTTACGGTATAACTGCTTATTGGTTGCACTATCTACGATCTCAGATATTTCTTCGGTCGACATAAATTGCTTATGTGAGTACTCAACACCCTGATCCTCGTATCCATAGAGATACTCAAACCCAGTAGTCTCTGGATTAAAACCTGTTTTGGATAATTCAAGATCTTCTGAAGTGAAGAGAGTGCGGTTTGTGAGGTCTACTATAAACTTCGATCTCACACGTTTTTTCAAGGTACCGTCGAGACCTCGACGTTTTACCGTTTTCTTTTTTACTACTGCTAATGACATATTGTCACTCCTGTATAAAATGTCATAAACAACTGCCTATGACATGATTTCAAAGTTCGTTGATAAGAACTCTCATCAACGAAAGCATATAGTATCAAATTATCGGACTGCCTGTCAAGCCCTTACCCGAAAAAATCTTCCAAAGATGCAACAGGTTCAGCAGTCCATCCCACCGCATCCAGAATCGGGGTGAGTGGATCTAGGAACGTCTTGTCGAACATGGTGTCATAATCGACGTACTGGTGCAGACCCAACTCCTCCGGAAGATTGAGTGGATAGGAGACGACGTTCTCACCCAAACGGTTTGGCATCTTGAGATAGACAAACTTAATCTTCTCTCCAGTCTTGACAGACTCGTATCGTGTGGTCAGACCTTTCTCCACAATAGCATTGTTGTAGCACAGTGCCCCTCGCACGTGGATGGGTGTGCCCTTCTTGTAGACCGTATTACGATCAATCCACTTGGTGAGTTCTGACACACCACGTGGGAATGAGACATCTTCGGGGGGTAAGGTCTTGAAATGGGACTTAAAGTCAGAAATGTACCGTTGTGTATCTGATTCGGTACCTTCTACGATGACCCGAAAGATCTCCTTGAACTTGTCACGCACGACCTGTGGAGTCGATGACTTGATTGCCTCGATGCCCATCATCTTGAGTTTGGGTTGTGCGTACTGGACACCCTCGTTGTTGTGGACGTTTAGGATGTATCGTTTCTTCGCCATCCAGATACCACGATCAGCAATCACCTCACGACCCATCTCCATGCGATTGACATATGCACCCGTGGCAGCTGCCATTTGGTCGTATGCCTTGCGCAGTTGTTTCTCGAAATGCGTGGAGCAGATCTTGTCTAGGAACCCGACAGGGTTCTTGGGTTGGAACTTATCGATCAAACCACCCATGCGAATGTAAACAGAGTCGGTATCGATTGCGACGACGTAGTCCTCATCGGTCTGGAGTATACCTTGCATCTCAGTGTTCACTGCACGTTCTGCCCACTTAATTGCCAACTGACCCGCAAGAGTAATAGACTCTGCAACACGTTGATCGAAGTATCGGAAGTACTTGTTGCCCAGTGCACCATAGAGTGAGTTCATCAAGATCTTAATTGCCATTTGCTGGTTGTCCAGAGAGGTGATCTTGTACTGCAGAGACTTGCTCGGATTCGTCTGGTATTCTCGTTGCAGTTCGAGCATCTTGTCTTTGATGATGCGTCGGTCAGCATAGTATTGCTCAATGATCTTCGGGATCACCCCCTTCCGATCATGAGTAAATCGTACTCCAGTCGGTGAGAGAGAATACCCATCTTCGGTGACCGTCTTCCCGTCTAGGAATGCTTGCACACTGGCAGACAGATCCAGTCCGTCTAGTACTGTCTCCGGAGACATGTTGTACTGGACAATGATGTTTGGGTATAGAGAGTTCAAGTCGAACGAGGTAACCCACTCATGCGATCCTACCTGTGGTTCTTTGACGTAACCCCCAGGATAAGGAGTCTTGGGTTTCTCCACCTTGGGTGGCACTGCGATCTTCTGCTTGTTCAGCATACGGTAAATGATCGAGTCCCAGATGTTTGTGGTGCCCAAGGTGTCTCCATAGTTCACACCACCACGATACGCCATGGTGAGCACCAGAGAGATCAGATCGAGTTTCTCATCGAGTTTGTGCACCAACTCCACGTCCTTGACGTTGTAGTCGATGAACTTCTGATAGTCCTCTTTGTAGAGGGTGTGTAGGTTGCCGTGCTCCTCATACGAGAGTTTGCGTTCACCCAACACCACGTGAGCAATGTGATCGAGTCGATACGATTCCTGCTGCCCCAACGTATTCAGGGTGAACTTCTTGAAGATCTCGATGTAGTCCAGATGCTCGACACCCTCGATGACGTAGTATTGCTGATCACGGTTGTTGATTCTCTGCTTACGATCACGAACCGCACCCCACGGAGAGAGTCGTTTTAGTAACGTGTCGTCACCAAACAACTTGATGCATCGGTTACAGATGTATGGGATATCGAAGAATCGTGTATTCCACCCTGTAACGACATCGGGTGCGTAGGTGATCCAGTGATCTACAAACTTTCGGAGTAGGTCGACCTCATTGTCACACTTGATAAACAGCACATCCTCACGTGTTGGGGTGTAGTCGTTGAGACCCCACACCCAATAGTTGCCGTCGTTCTTGCGAATGGCAATCGAGATAACGGGATGCTCTGCCCGTTCAGGTTCTGGGAATCCGGAGTCGGATGCCACCTCGATATCGATGTTCATCACACGGACTTGACTCCGGTCGAACTGAATATCGTTGGGATACTCTTCGGCAATGAACTGCGTAACGTAGTTGGTGTTGCCGTAGATGGTATAGTTAGAGACCCCACTGTACAACTTGACGTGGTCTGCAGCGTCGGTCATAGAGTCGAACTGCATCTCCACCACGGACTGTCCGGTGAGGGTTTTCCACGGGGACGGACTGTCCCCTTGGATGTAGAGTTTGGGTTTGAAGGGGATACGTAACTTGACTTGCTGTCCGTTGTCATATCCACGATAGAGGATGGAGTTACCCATCCGGATCACTGAGGTATAGAATCTATTCATGGTGCCTATTATACAGAGTGGGGATGTGTCTGTCAATAGTTATAGGTCACCCTGCTCCATCTTTGCGAATGTGGTGAAAAGGAAATCTGCAAATGCCAGCTGAGTTTTTTCCCCTGGATGACCGTACTCTTTTTTATCGTTAAGTTCAAGACACAATGTGTAGAGATCCTTACCAAAATTCCAACCCACTTTGCTCGTAGGTTTAAGATCCGTCAGTGCCCTTTTAATCCATGCCGACCATTCTGGTATCTGTTTGATAGATTGCTCAAATGGCAGATCTCCATCGGGTAACGGAGCATCGGTCAAGATTGCCATTAAGTTGTCCTTATTCCTCTTGTGGAACCAACCCTGTATCAGACGAATGCCTCTTGCCTCACAAAGCAGTTCTAAGGTTTTCTGCTTAGTAAGGGTGTGCATGATGTCCGTGTGCGTCGTGTACACAAGGTTATACCAATCTATTAAAATCTCTCTGCGAAGTCTATTCTGAATCAGATCACATCTCATGTGGGAATATTGAGTCACGTTCTGTTGACGACCGATCTTCAACTCTTTCTCTTCAGGGACATACTCGACCAACTCGTTTCTCTGCCATGCCGACCACATAACAACCATGTGAGTAATGTTTGCATCTGGGTTTGCGAAAAGATAGTCAGTGACCTCACGAAAAATCTTATCATTGCATGCACCGCAGACACCTAGGTTCACATAGTCGATACCTTTCTTATTAGCAAGGATGCTCGTGAATGTGTGCTTCTGGTGAGAGGGTGGGTCTGTATCATAACCTTCCAGTTCGTCTCCCCAGACGAAACTGCAACCTGCGGTCAATAGCATTAGTGCTTCTCTTTATAGTCTTTGATAGCAGCCTTGATCGCATCCTCTGCGAGCACACTGCAATGGATTTTTACTGGTGGTAGTGCGAGTTCTTTTGCGATGTCTGTATTACGGATATTCCCGGCATCTTCGAGACTTTTACCTTTGACCCACTCAGTGAGCAAAGAACTAGAAGCGATAGCACTACCACAACCATAAGTTTTAAATTTAGCATCTTGGATAATTCCGATTTCGTCTACGAGAATCTGTAGTTGCATCACGTCACCACAAGCAGGTGCTCCCACCATACCAGTTCCGACATTGTCGTCTTCCTTGTCCATCTTTCCCACATTGCGTGGGTTCTCATAGTGGTCTAAGACCTTGTCAGAATACATTACTCTGTCTCGATATCTTCAATAAGCATGTCTCGTAACTGACGTGCTTGTGCGTCTTCTGGGTTATCTACACTACCGTTGTTCACAAACTTGTATGCAAGTGTGATACGTTGACACTCCGTATATGCGGCATGCCAACAGTGCAGATCAGTTTCATGACCAGCACCAAAGTAGTAGTGACGACACTGCCAACCAGGAACATCTGGGATCTTAATGATTTCGTCTTTCTGTTTGTCGTAGTACTCGAAGAAACCGTCTCCGGTCTCTGACCACGTGAACAGAACCTGATATGCGTTGGCATCAAAGTTAGTATGCCAACCCACGAAACCTCCGGGTGGGTAATAAGAAAGGAGAGCAGATGTGTGTGCACCCAGTTCAGCAGCGAAGTCATACTTGACCTTCTGCATGAAGTCTCCCCACATTTCCTTATCTTCTCGCACCATTTTTGAAATCGGTTGTGCGAAGTACCGATCAGGCGGGCCAACTAGACCTTCTTGACCACGAGATAAGCAATCAAGCAGATACTCACGTGAGGTATAGTAAGACCCCAAGTCAATATCCTTTCTCTCATGATACGTCCAGTACTTTTCGTCGTTGTACGACGGTTTGGATAACATCTCTTCGGAGAATCCGTTGAGTACCTCCAACATTTCTTTATTACGAATTACTACTTCAGTCATTTCTTCTTACCACGTCGGATGATCATCGAGTAACGATCCCCAACCTGCTGCTTAAAGGTTATAGTATCACCGTCCGACAAACGAAACTTGTCCAACAAATCGTCGGGCAATTCGAATGCGAACTCACCATTATCTAATTCAATAACGGGACAGGCAAAGATTTCTTTACTCTTGATTATCCCTGTCGAACTTGTCATTTGCTTTCTTTAAATCTGCCTCAGTGCATGCTCCGGTGTGAAGCAGATATGCTACTGTTGCATTGATTCCCTTTTGTCTACCGATTAAATCACCAATGAAGTAAGATATCCATAGCAGTCCTACTGCTAATATCGTATGTATATATGGATCCATTTTAACTCCTTAAAGAGTGAAGTCAGAGAACCTCTCAGAGGATACTCTTTGACCTGAGTTGGAATTATCAAATGCTGGGCCATTATCTACCTCTTTATTTAGGGGAGAATCATTTTGATCAACATCAAATAACCGCATTTTACTCCGGTCAATACCTACGACAAATCGTTGGTTACTGCTTGGATCATTGTATCTGTTCTTCAACTGCTTGACTAAGATCTGTCCGTTCGAACTGAGTTCGTCGTTGGAGATAAGTGCGAACATGAGATCTGCCGTTGCGGGTAGTCCAAAAGACTCGGACGTATCTTCCAACCCCAAGTCATCATTAGAGTAACCAGAACGAGTCGTCTGCGTTGCAGACACGATCGGCACGTCGAATTCCACGGCAAGACCACGTAACTCTTCAGCAATAGACTTGATATACGTATACGAGTTAATAGCACCACCCATCCCCTTCATTCGTGCACTCGCACAGATATTCAGATAATCAATAAAGATCAAATCAGGAGTAAACTTCTTCTTCAGTTTCAATTCATTCAACAAAGCACGGAAGTGATTTGCGTGTGCCTGACCCGTAGGGTACTCCTTGATGATCAGTTTACCATTGGTCTTGTCTGCCAAAGACTTGACTCGATTTGAGAACATGTCTTTGCTCAAGTGTTCGAGTTGGTCTATTGGGACGTTGAGTAGATTCGCATCGATCCGTTCCGCAATGCGTTCTTCAGCCATCTCCATAGTGATGTAAAGGACATTCTTTCCTTGTGATAGGGAAGCACCAGCACAATGACACATGAAGAGAGACTTACCCACACCCGTACCTGCCAGTGCGATGTTGAGGGTTTTATTAGGTAGTCCACCCTTAGTGATCCGGTTAAAGTAGTCCAGATCGAATGGAATGCGTTCCTCAGTCTGTGTATAAAAGTCATAACGTGCGTCCACCGACTCAAGATAGTCGTGACCAATGTTAGTGTCAAACGTAACGGACAGTGCTTTGGACAACACGTCTGGTATTGCATTACGTGACAGAGATTGGTGATTACCGTCAATGATAGTTATAGATTCCATAACGGCATTGAATACCGCACGATCTTGACACCACTTCTCTGTGCGATCGACCAACCATGAAAGATCCTCTTCGGCATACTGAAATATGTCCGGTAGGATTTCCATAGCAACACGGTACTGATCGTCAGTCAAACGGTCTGCAGAATCCACCTCGATCTTGAATGCTTCCTTGGTGGGCAGACTGTTAAACTTAGCAATATATGAAGTGAATTCTTTGAAGAGACCCTTGTAGACCCCCTCAAAGTATTCGGGTGAAAGGAAGGGAGCGACCTTCCTCATATAAGAATCGTTAGTCAGTAGATTCCGTAGAATCGTCTGCTGTAGATTGATTTCCGTCATCTCGTTCCTGTGCCATTAGAGTTTTGTTTCGAATTGCCGCATCTAGGATATCACCTAGTACATCACCTGCAAATTCTTGGAGCAATTTATTTTCGAGTGACATCTCTTCAGTCTCACCCTCAATGATTTCAAAATTGAAAGTCATTGCTCCACGTTCACCATCAACCGCAACGTTGTTGTAACGAATGGTCACATTGTCGTATGGTGCACGTAATAGGTTCACGTTCCATACCTGTGTACCCTTTTCATCGAAGACCGGACTAAGCATATAGTCCAAGTTCTCGCAAGGTTTATCTAAATCTAATTCTTTCATGCCTCCTCCAGTTCGGCAATCCGTTCTGCATCAAGTGTACTATTATAACCTATTTTATAGGTTTTGGCAAGGAACTCTGCAAAATCAGTTGTCTCAAAAATAGGTTCCCAGAACTCTGCGTCTAGGGTGTCCTTTGTTCGTACTTTAGTCCCAACGAGTTCGCCTGTAGTTGTGTCAACTTTTTGATACCAACCGTTAGAAGGTTTAGCAACATAACCACCAGCAAGAGCGACATCAAGTAGACCCGAATACTTCTGAACACCACCTTCCCAAGATACACCAATCGGGATCTTAGACTTCTCTTTGACATAACGGGACTTCTCTACGTTGATGACGAAGTTGTATCCAACAACCTCCGTGCCTTGCTTCTCTTGTTGACGACCCAGAATCCAGATGTTGTCCGCAGAGTAGTAGATACCTGTACCACCACCGACGATATCTTTTGGAAACAAACCGATCTCTTTGTACGTGTGGTTGATTGCAACCAAAGGAATGTTCTTCATCGTCAAGTATGGTGTTGCCATACGGAACAGACCTTTCAGTGCTTTCGCACGAGACATGTCTGCGACACCCTTCTCGTTCAGTGCGTCCTCTAGTTCTTTCTTAGACGCAAGGTTACCGATCGAGTCAATGATGATGATCACGTCATCGTCACGGTCGAGTTCTTCCAACTGGTTGATCAGATCGAACTTGAGTTCTTCGACGTTTGCGATCGGTGTGTGTAGGACACGGTCAGTGTCGACACCGAACTGCTCGAAGTATGACTGCGGAGAACCGAACTCCGAATCATAGAAGAGGACAACTGCCTCTGGTTTTGCGTTCAAGTATGCACCTGCCATAAGAAGAGCAAATGAAGTCTTGAAGTGCTTGGAAGGACCAGCAAGTACTGTCAGTCCTGGGGAAATACCACCGTTAACAGATCCCGACAGTGCGACGTTAACCATCGGCACATCTGTCGGAACCATATCTTTTTCTGTGAAGAATCTACTCGTGGATAAGGTAGCGGTTTCCTTAATCTTCGAGTTCTTCTTCAGTTTGTCCATTATTGACATTCTTACTTCCTCCGAAATCTACAAAGGTAATGTTGTTGACTTTTTCACGTTCATCGAGTTCGTATTGTACACGATAAGCACTATTGATGTCAAGTACTTTTTGCAGAAGATCGAAACTAACCTGACCACCATCTGGATGATCATAGGTCGAGAAATTAAGCAATGCTCTTGTATCTTTGGGTAGACAAGCACCACCGAATCCACGTTTGCCGTCGAAACCTGGTACACGTGTGTGACCCATACCAACACGGTCGTCAGAACCTACAGCACGGACGATGGTGTTGAAGTTACACCCATACATGTTCACCAGATCATACAACTGATTGAAGAAGGTGATCTTGGTCGATAGGAATGAGTTGATTGCGTACTTCACGAAAGATGCTTCATAAGCAGTCATTCGGTGATACACGTTTGACTGACACCCACTAAAGATTTCGTAGATGTCGATGCACTCCATGATAGCATTCGGTGCACCACCCACAACGTGGAACTTGGCAGTCACAAAGTCTGCCTTAGCATTCTTCTCTGTCAAGAACTCAGGGTTGTAGCAGAAACGATCTGCTTTCTCACTGTCTATCTGCTGATAGATGGAGTCAATCACATTAGGTGTAATTGTCGACTTGACAATAACCAATGCGTCTGTATCGTTCAAGCATGTCAGCACTGCCTCTTCAACCATGCTACCGTTCACAGAACCATCATCATTTGATGGGGTAGGTGCGGCAATGAAGAAGCACTGTGGGTGTTCATCCTTACTCTGATCTTTTAGAGATGAGATGCTCGTATTGTATTTTGGATCATATAGGGAGAAGTCGACCAAAGGATGCGTAAACGCATACTCTACGGCCTGACCTACAAACCCATGACCGACGATCCCAATCCTAAATCGATTGGGTTGACCGTCTGGCATAGTTCTGGACATTAGTCTACCTCGTTATAATTCTTATACCATTCATAGAAACGTTCCACACCTTCAGCAATGCTAACCTTCGGACTGTATCCGTATGCTTGTAGTTTGCTAGTGTCTGACCACGTTTCTTTTGTATCTGCTGGATGTCTAGGTGCCAAATCACGGATTGCCTCTTTACCAACATTCTTTTCAATCTCATCAATGAAGTCCATCAAGTTGACTTGCTCTCCACGTCCGATGTTGAAAATTTCACCAGATTCAATATCTGGATTGTTGAGGATGATCTCGATACCGTCATTGATGTCATCGACATATGTGAAGTCTCGTTTCATGTCCCCATAGTTATAGACGGTAATCGGTTCTCCAGCAGAGATCTTGTCGGTGAATCCAAACAATGCCATGTCTGGACGACCCCAAGGACCGTATACTGTGAAGAATCGTAAACCGATTGTGTTGAGACCCGAAGACTGGAATTGGCATTCGTTTGCCCACTTAGACCAACCGTAAGGGTTCAATTGCTTGCCGTGCTCTTTGCCTTCGACCCAAGGGACGGGTGACCCTGCATAGATGCACGAGGTAGATGCGTACAGGATTCGTACGTCGGGAAGGTGTGCCTTACAGATATCGATAAGATTCTGTGTGGCATCAATGTTGTTTGAGTGATAATGCTTCTCTTGTCCTAGAGAGTCACGTACCCCAGCATGTGCCGCAAGGTGTACGATAGTATCTGGTTGAAAGTCACGTAGCAGTGCCTCCAGTTTGACCTCATCACGAAGGTCACATCCCCAGATATCCAAACCGAAATGCTTCAGTCGGTCTGCCTTAAGTTTCGGATCATATAGATGGTTGTTAAAGTTGTCAATACCCTTAACTGTCAATCCACGTTCCATAAGTCGTGCCGCAAGTTGTGCTCCGATAAAACCTGCTGCGCCTGTAATCAATACACGTTCCATTTTTCACCCATTCTTGTAAATGTATTCAAGTGCTCGATCTGCTTCGACATGCAGTGGTCTGTTCTCATACCAGTTGCCTGTGTCACGATCGAACTCCCTACAAAGTTCTTCTATCTGTTTAGCAGTGATAGGGTACCCCTTCTCAAAAGCACTACCTGCCACTGCCACCATAATTTTGTACATCTTTCCGTACCACCCCGTCCCAGATATCTGCTGATATTCTGCACCCAGTTTCTTGGGCCAGAATGGACAGTCACGATAGGACGACCATCGGTAGTCGGTGTTATTTAGACTATCTTTACGATGCTGTATTACTGCCTTCTGCATTTCTGGTGGCAATCTATCTAGGAAAGAATTACCTGTTTTCTCCACGTAGGGATGCTTCGCAATTAATTCAGATACATTGAGAGGGGTTCCACCAGAGTTGACCATGAAGAACGAGTACGCATTCGGATACTGCGCAGGAACGTAGTACATACGTGCAAGGTCTTTAGTTTGAGGATCTCCCAGTTCACCCAACTCTGTGTTGAGTGCATGCCAGAATGCTTTGATACGATTGTTCTCTACCTGTTCGTCCAGACGAAACACGATACGGAACTTGAGGTTATCTTTGCGACTGCTCGCAGTGTTATAGACAACATAGTCATACTGACCATAATTTCGGTGCAACCATGCTCTCAGAGATTCGGTATCATGGACACCGTCAATAGGATCATCCACATCAACACAACACCAAGAACTCCAATATAGAACAGATCGATTACTACGCGTCGCACCCACGTCGAAAACACTAGGAGTAAGCAAAGGACTAGAATTATTTCCACCCTTCTCTCCAGGTTTAGTATAGGAATCACGAAGACTCACCACGAAGTCCATCCAACTAAGGAAGGTAGTCCGACGATGTGTCTTGTTGTCGTATTGATTCTTGAATACGGTTAGTTCATACATGAGGTGTATTATATCATACACTAAGTGTACGAGTCAATCAATGACGTGGAAAAACTTGTGTCGTGTCCACGGTTGTTCAATATGCACATCTTTGTATCCATGATGATCCTGAGTCACGCACAGACGTTTTGAAATCACCTGAGTTGTCGGTGTAGGTATTCCCGTCTTGCCGTGATCAAACCTATTAAAGTAGGGTTCAATGTTGCGACCAATGCCAATTGTATCACAAGCACCCCAAGGATGTAAAGCAGTATTACGAATGCCGAAGTAGTCTATGTCTTCCCTCTTGAGATGATCTGTGGTGAACGTACGGAAGAGACGTTGCAGTACACAGTAGGGACCACAGTTGATAGGGAAGTCTTGGTCGGTGAGCATATGATATGCCCAGTGTGCGAATCTAGGATCGAGAGAATACATACCCATAAAGAGACCGATGTTTGCATATAGAGTGCCTTCCGCATATTCGGTCAAAAGTTTGAACGACTCCCAACGATCTCGAATCATCCAAGTGTCGTGTTCCATCACCCACACACGTTCTCCCGACTCTGCAACCTGACGCATGATCTCCCAATGAGAACACATACCGGCTTTCTCTGTGGGTGAATGGTCGTCCATCTCTTTACCCGATACTAAGTCTAAAGTCATGAGACTCTTCGACCACGTGTACTTATCTACATGTTCTTGAAACGTATCAGAGTCCGGAGTGATTGCGTCGAAGGTCTCGATGGAATCAATGTATCCCTCATCAATTGCCTTTTGAAAAGATTGACGTGAGATCTCAGCATATTCCTCAGACCGTTCGTCTCCCTTCATTACAATCTGTATTGCCTTCATATAAATTTCTCTGTATAAAATCCTTCAAGGTGTATAGGGGATTCCGTGTAAACGCAAGCGTACAAACCTCTACTATACGCAGATTTATTTCTTCCGGATCTGTGATAGGTGTTCCCCTGTATCGCTACGATGTCACCTTTCTTAGGGTATATAGTAACCCACTCTCCATCGTCTTGGTTCTGCAACTCAAGGGTACCGTTCTCTTCGGTGAAGTCATCAAGTATCCAAGACATATTGACCGTATGGATGGATCCGTCACTATTGGGTCCGTATTGGTTGTCCTTGTGAGGTTCGAAACGGAGTCGGTCGTTGGGTAGTTTGATGACGATCTGGTCGTTGAAGAGATAGACCTCATCCCCTAAGATCTCACGTGCGAACCCTTTCATGGTGTCACTGGTGTAAGACCGAAACAGTCGATCATCAAAGTTACCTGCGCACGATATCCCACTCCATGTAGAATAGTCTGCGGCGTGGAGACGCATGTCCTCACCGATACTTTTGACCATATCAACTTGTTGTAGGTTAAGTGCGTTCTCAATGACGACCCAACCTTTTTGTCTATAGTGATTTATGTTCATGTATAAAAAAGGGAACCGAAGTTCCCTTATTTATTAGACTAGTTGTTGGACACAGACGGCTATCACGAATACACTTGATAGTCCTGCGAACATCCAACCCATTTCCTCTAATTTAGAGTTGGGACGGGTGCTCTTCTCCATTGTTGCTCTCCTCGTTTAAAAGTTGCGGTGTCGACTGATACGTGATGCCGGTGACACCAGAATTTATTGCGACTTTACGAGGCTTCTGACTTTCAGGGATTATTACTTCCAATGCTACTGCGAGTAATCCGTTCCTGAAATCAGCTCCCATTACTTCAACATACTCCGACAGACGGAACTGACGTTCAAATCTCTTCGTCGAAATGCCTTTGTGAATATACTCTCTAGTGTCGTCTACAGACCCTCGAATGCTAAGTGTACGGTTCTTTACTTCGATCTCGAGCTCGTCTTCAGAGAATCCTGCGACTGCTAACTCGATTAGGTATTGATCCTCTCCCGTCTTTAGAATATTATGCGGGGGGAACGTATCACCCGAGTGTCGTGCGACCCTGTCTAGTTCGTCGATCATGGTTTCAAATCCGACGAATGCTGAACGTGGGAACAGTTGTTTTGCTGTTAATGTCATGTTGTGACTCCTTAGTAATAAGCAAGTTTAAAAAAGAGTACCCGAACTATTCGGCATACTCGATACTATATATACAGGTTATGGGTAAAAAAGTAACATATAACCTGTGAATATGTTACATTTCTGGATCATCTTCGTCATCATCAATATTAATGATTGGCAAAGAATCATCTATAACAACGACAGCATCTTGTTCGATCATTTCTATGATCTCTGTCGTTACTTTTCTGTCCATCTCCAAGAATGCCATTCGGTCTTCTATCATTGAGAGATGTCGACGGTACATGTCAAGTTCCTTTTCTTTGTCTTGCTTTCTCTTCAAGACTGCTGATAATGATATAACATTTTCTTTACCAGACATAGTGGTTCCTTAATAGTACTTTGATGGATCTGGATCACCCTCCACACCAAATGAAAATGACACACGGGAAACCTTGGGAAACACTTGATGGTGCGTTCCTCTAGGTAAATACACATACATTCCTGGTTCAAAATCAAACGGTTCATTGTTATTGATGCCTTCTACCTTGAGACCGACAGTACTAATAACCTGAACTAAAAATACATCCATAGAATCCTTATGCCAAGGATATGAACCACTATCACGACCGAATCCACTGAATGCAATGTTAGTGATCTTCTGTGCGTGTAGTGTAAAGACATCTTGCATCTCCTCGTAGATGTTCTTCGCAAACTCCGGTGCACTACCGCGAGAGTGGAAAGAGTTGAGACCGATGCGCATCTTATCAGAATTGCGATCATATAGATCGTCTGGATGCGAGTCCATCATTTGCATGAACTCGTTCCAGTTATACGTTTCTTCCATATTGAATGGAAGTCGACCTGTGAATGGAGTCTTGGTTTGGATCTCATCCTCACGGTCGTCAAAAATACCATAATATTCAGTAGTCATTAATTGTTCCCGATGTTATACTTTGGCTTCAGTGTCCAATTTGACTTATCTTTATAGGAGATGATCTTGATCTGTCGCATTGGAGCACAGTCACGAGCAACCTCCGGATTTACGATTTCTACTAGACCCCAATCCTGCAGCAGGGTTGCGATCGTGTTACGACGTTCCATGTCAGTTGTTTCTAAATTTGACTTCTTACCGTCCAGTAGAAACAACTCCTTGAAATGGACGATAAAGTACCTACCCTGCTTGTGCAAGATATGGCATGATTGGAATAGGGTGTTGTCACGACGTGAGGCAACACCTATTCGGGTTAGGGTTTCTCTGACCTTTAAAAAGTCATCTGGTTCTGCCAACGTGATTTCTAACATCATATCAGCGTTCCATTGAACTAGATTATTCTCTTCCACCTACGGACACCTTAGTTTTAATTGTTGTTATTTGTGATTCTGACAAAAGACCTACCACCTGTTTTGCTTTATTTTCACTGTAGCCAAAATAACGTTTCACACATTCTATGTCGTCTCGTTTTTCAGGTTTATCCCACTTAGAGAATCGTTTCTTCTTACGTATGATATTTATAAAAAAGTCGTACTGTAGTTTGGCATCTAAATGATGCAACCTGTTCATTTCATTGGACATAAACACAGTATCCGGAAAGTACGACAGCGACCGATTCACAAGGAAGCTGTTGTATTGCTTGATATTTTCCGGATCCTTATCGAGCAAATTAACCTTGGTACTGTTAATGCTGTTTAAAAAATCGAAGGGTTTAATATCTGTCTTCAATTTTGCACCACCCATTCAAATAGTCCTTACGATATAGTTGCTTAATTCTTCGACGTTGTTGGGTCGTAATAATACTATTATAGACCTTCATTTTAGTCTGGTTCTCTCGAATGTCCAACTTCTCATCCGAATAACCAAGACCACAAGCCTCGTTTAAGAATATCATAAGTTGTGATAATTCGTCAATATAAACTACCATGTCATAATCCTCCGGTTTCCCCATATACCACGTCTGTGTATAGAAGTGGTTGTTTTTCAGGGTACCATCCTCAATCCTATCAAGGACTAGGTCTAGTTCCGTCTCTAAGGACGGGCACTCATCTGCTCTTCCTTGACGGATATATTCTGCTTGATTTTGAACCAAGTACTCGCAAGCAGATCTAAACCTAACAACCGGATCACGTCTTACTGCGATTCGATAACTACCCTTACGAAATGGAATGTCAAACTGATCTCCGTGCTCTCTTACTTTATTGAGTCGTTCGACACGACCGATATAGTCATCGACCCCCCGTATAAACCTATGTAGTTCTTTCAGGGTAGACATTCCATTTTTAGGACACATCCTAACGTCAATATTGTTGGGAAAATACAACACATTGTCCGCGGGGGACATTTCATATTGTCGGGTGTTATGCATTTTTTATTTCCACGTTTGCCATGACCTCTGTGAGACAAGCAACCAAGTTGAGTTCATGGTCCGCAACGAATGCGTTCTTGTACTGATAGTCCGCAAGGATAAGAACCAGTTGCGGAATACTAGTCGGTACAACGAAGTCGTACATCCGATCATAGAGACCTCTGAAGATTGCTGCAGGTTCTACGTCAACGTTGTTGACTACCCATGATCGCATCTTCTTGAAGTTCTTGTCACGGATCGCACCGAACAGTTGTGTGTACGTATCCGATATATCAGAGTCCTTACTTGGGGGCAAACTCAATGTCCCCGAGATAGATCCTCTCTGACATTCATTCAGCA